CACCGATATTCCATGCTCGCTGCTGGACCACGACACCATCCGCTGCCGCAGTTACGAGTTGCGGAGCGATGTGGTAGCCAACTGCGTGACGCTGACGCCGCGAATCGTGCGCGAGGCGGACTGGTTACCCGAGACATGCGCGTACCGGATGGTCGATGAAGGCCGCGATCTGGAATGGTGGCACCCGCTGGTCTCCGGTAGCGCCGATACCGTTCACCAGGCGGGGATTTCTGTGCGGGGCAACACTAGCGGCGCGAGTATGAGAGATGGCTGAAAAAGACGACACGCGAGCAGAACAGGAGAAACTCTTAGGTCCAGCGCTCTACTGGCAGAGCGAATTGGACAAGGCCAGCGATTTTGAGCGCGATTGGCGGGAACGCGGCAATCGGGTGGTCGAGCGCTATCGTGACGAGCGCGGCGTTGGTATCGGTGGAGTTGTAAATAACCGCTTCAATATCTTGTGGGCCAATACCGAGACACTCAAGGGGGCGCTGTTCGCCCGCATGGCACAGCCAGATGTGCGGCGTCGATTCCCCGACCCTAACCCGGCTGCACGCCAGGTCGCTATTCTGATCGAGCGGACGCTCTCCTACGATCTGGATATCTATGACTCGGCGCGCCCCTTGATGGCCGCGCTGGAGGACTATCTGCTGCCGGGCCGTGGCGTGGTGTGGGTGGTCTACGAGCCGATCATCGTCAAGGAGAAGGTCAAGCTAGAGATCAAGGACGACGATATCGACATCGTGGAGGAGGAAGAGATTGAGCGTCTGGGCGATCAGCGGTGCCGGTTCGAGTACGTCCACTGGCAGGATTACCGTGAGAGCCCAAGCCGTAGGCCCGAAGACGTTACATGGCGAGCGCGTCGCCACCTCTACACCCGCGACGATCTGGTTGGGCGTGGGTTCAAGGATGCCTACGAGGTCCCGCTATCGTGGACGCCAGATTCGGGGGATGACGAAGACTTCGACGAGATTTACAGCCGAGCCGAGGTCTGGGAAATCTGGGACAAAGTCACGCGGAAGCGGCTATTCGTCGCGACCGGATACAAGGAAGTGCTGGCCAAGGACGATGACCCATACCAACTAATCGACTTCTTTCCGACGCCTACGCCGATGATCGCGGTGAGGACCAACAACACCTCGGTTCCTGTGCCCGAGTTTACTCTCTACCAAGATCAGGCAGACGAGCTGGATCGCGTAACCAGCCGCATCGCTAATCTGATCGAGGGCCTAAAGCGGCGCGGCGTTTACGACTCGTCGGTGCCGGAGTTGGCACACCTGGCGAATGCTGGCGACAACGATTTCGTTCCCTCGGATAATTTTGCATCGTTGGCGCAGAAGGGTGGCCTGTCGGTGGTGTTCCAGACCGAGGACATCTCCCAGATCTCCGCCGTGCTCCAGGGCCTCTATGCGCAGCGCAGCCAGGTGCTCCAGATCATCTACGAGGTGACGGGTATCTCGGACATTATTCGAGGGGGCGGAACCAAGGCGTCGGAGAGCGCGACCGCCCAGCAGCTGAAGGCTCAGTACGGCTCGATGCGCCTGCGGTTACGGCAAGACGGCATCCAGAAATACATCCGCGAGCTATTCAGAATTAAGGCCGAGTTGATTGCCGAGAACTACGAGCCCGACATCCTTCAGCGTATCACCGGGATGGAAGTGACTGACGAGATGCTGGAGATCATGCGGAGCGATAAGCTTCGCAATTACCAGATCGACATCGAGACCGACAGCACCGTATTCGCCGACGAAGAGGAGATGAAACGAACGCGGGTAGAGTTCGCCAACGTGATGGGCTCCTTCCTGGTTCAGGCCGTCGAGGCAACCAGGGCAGCGCCGGAGGTCACCCCGATTGCGTTCGAGATCCTAAAGTTCGTGGCTGGTGCTTGGAAGATTGGACGCAACTTCGAGGATGTAATCGGCCAGACCGAGACCCAGGTGATGCAGCAGCTACAAGCGGCGCAACAACAGCCGCCACAGCCGTCGCCCGAGGAGCGCATCCAGCAGCAGAAGATCGCCGCCGAACTAGAGCGTGAGAAGCTCAAGCAGGAAGGCAAACTGGCCGATATAACTTCCCGTGAGCGGTCTACCGCCGCAGAGGTTCAAGAGAAATCACGCGCCTCATCGGAGCGCGTTCGGTCCAAAGAAGACCTGGCGATGCTCGAAGCGGAATTGAAAATGATGGAGCAGAGATGACTTCCAGCCAGTACCGCCGGAACTACGAGGGCATCGCGTGGACGCCTAGAGTACGGTCGCCTCGTACTGATTCTGCGCGGTCTGAGCGGACGTTCATGGTGATGCGGGACATTGATGAGTTCGTCTCACCGATTGACGGCAGTACTGTCGGGAGTCGCTCGGCATTGCGCGAGCACGAGAAGCGGCATAATGTGCGCCAAATCGGGAACGACTGGGCGGGAAGCGAACGTCCAGCCAACTGGGACCGGATACGAAATGGCAGAGACTGAGACCAGCACCCCCGAGACGGGGCCAGCGTCAGCGCCAGTAACACTCGATGGCGTGTTAGAAAGCGCTATTGGAAGTGCCAAGACTAATGGGGAGCTTGCGGTCGGTGAGACGCAGCCCACCCCTGAGCCACGACCACTTGCCGGAGAAACAAGCGCGGAAGAAGTCGAAGTCCAGCCGGACCCATCGGACGAATCCGCCGAGGGCCATGGAGCAGTAGATGCAGAGGCCACTCCCGACGCTGGCATACCGGATGCCGCAGTGGAGCCAGAGCCGGATGCACTTGCCGCGCCTAAAACGTGGCCCGCTGAACACCGCGAGGCGTTCGAGAAGCTCCCCGAAGGGCAACAGAATTTCATGCTACATCGGGAGCAAGAGCGCGATGCGGCGTTCACTCGCAAGACGACTGAACTCGCAGAGCAGCGACGTGAGGTAGAGGGATTGCAAGGGGTTTTGGCACCGTATCGGCAGCAGATGCAGGCCAACGGTATCAGCGAGGCCGAGTATGTCTCGCGGCTGATGTCCTACGACAACGCGCTACGGCAGAACCCGCAAGCCGCCCTCTCTCATCTTGCCCAGCACTACGGGGTCAATTTGTCGTCTGGTGATTCGGGCGTGGATCGGTTCGAGGAGACTCCTTCCGACCCACAGATTCAGCAACTGCAACAGCAGCTGACCCAGACACAAGCGCATGTCCAGTCGATGCAGCAGTCGCAGCTAGACGCTCAGCAGCAACAACTTGTGGATCAGGTTGAGTCTTTCGCTACCCGCAAGGATGCGAAGGGGAATCTCAAGCACCCGCATTTTGAGAAGGTGCGAGAGCGAATGGGGCGGCTGGTAAACGCCGGAGAGACCACGGACCTTAGCCTAGCGTACAATATGGCGCTCCGCTTGGACGACGACCTTTACAAGGAGACCTTGTCCAACGAGCGCAGGGATGTAGCCAAAAAGGAAGAAGACAGGCGCAAGGCGGCTGTCGAGAAGGCCAAGAAGGCGCAGCCAATACGCGGCAGCGGGTCGCCCCCAGGTGGCTCGGTCAGGCAATCCGATCTCGACGAAATTTTGCGGAATACGATTGGGACTGCGGTGCCGTCGGGGTGAGCCTGGTGTTGCTCCTATGATGGGAGCCAACGATGGCAACGTCTCCAAATAGTACCTATACGGAGATTGTAACCACTACGCTTGCTGGCTATTCCAAGACGATGGCCGACAACGTGACGAATAACAACGCGTTGTTGCGTCACATCGATCAGAACGGGAATAAGTCTCCCGCGACCGGTCGTACTATCGTCCAGGAGCTAGAGTACGCGGCCAATTCCACCACCAAGTGGTATTCAGGCTACGAGGTGCTCGACACTTCGACCAGCAACGTCTTCACCGCTGCCGAGTTCAACTACAAGCAGCTGGCGGGGAACGTGGTTATCTCCGGTCTTGAGCAAGTAGAGAACAGCGGTCCTGAGCAGATTTTCAATCTTCTCAAAAGCCGCATTCGGAATCTTGAGAAATCGCTCAAGAATGACATGGCCACCGCATTGTATGCGGATGGCACCGGTACTGATTCCAAGGAACTTGGCGGTCTGCAGCTGATCGTCCCTGGCACCGTGGGTAACACGGTTGGCGGGATTAACAGCGGCACCTACACGTTCTGGGCGAATCAGGTTTACGACTTCTCGACCGAGACCGTCACGGCATCGGCTACCACGATTCAAACGGCGATGAACACATTGTGGCTCGCTTGTGTCCGTGGTGCAGATAGGCCAGACGTAATAGTAGCGGATACGACTTATTTCGGGTTCTACTGGGCGTCCTTGCAGACGAACCAGCGTTTTACTAGCGATGAGTCGGCTTCGGCAGGATTCATGAACTTAATGTTTATGGATAGTCCTGTATATTATGACGACCAATGCCCTAGTACTAAGATGTACTTTCTCAATACTGACTATCTGTTCTTGCGTTATGCAGAAGGTAGAGAGTTTGTGCCTCTTGGTGAGAAGGCTTCTGTTAACCAGGATGCGCTGGTCATGCCAGTTGCGTGGGCGGGGAATATGACCGTCAGCAATCGTGCGCGCCAGGGCGTCATCCAAGCGTAGAGGAGGAGCTAATGCCTTACACAACGCAAAGTGCCGTTGGCATTGACTTCGACGGCGGGACGGAATCAACCCCGTCTCAGGCGATTGGTACCAGGATGGTGGCGAATGATGCTTCCGAATGGCTCTACGTCACAGCGGGCAGTGCGATTGCCCAGTATGATGTGGTGGCCGTTACGGAGGCATATTCCGCCGTTCCGATTACCAAGGCGCTTGTCGATTCGGGTGAACTTGTCGCGTCGGCCCCGGAAGCGATTTCGAGTGGGGAATACGGATGGGTTCAAATGGGCGGTGTCTGCACGATCAACGTGTTGGCGTCTTGTGCAGCTGATGTCATCCTTTATTCCAGTGCTACGGCTGGAAGTCTGGATGATACGTCTACTTCTCAGACGAGAGTGGATGGCATCAAACTGACTACGGCGCGAAGCGGGACGGCAGGGAGTGCTGCTGGTCTGGCCTCGTATCCGAAGTCATTTGTGATCTAACCAGGGAGTGGGGGGCCGTATGGCTCCCCACAACTGCTTATGAGCAATCTGAGGATTGAGTTTGTGCCGGGAGAGAATGGTGGTCCCGATCTGGTCGAAATGCGGCGCGTCGGAGACATGAATAGCGTGATTTATAAGGTCACGGAGAAGGTCGAGTTCCTGCGTCATCATTTTCCTCAAGAGATGGCAGCGTATGAGGAGCATGGCGGGGGGGTCGCAGTCAGTACGAGCATGGAGGGGACACCCCTGACGGTGCTGAGGGGCGTTGGGGCGCGTCGGGCACAGACACTCGTGCGCCGGGATGTAGCTACTGTGGAACAGTTGGCCGAACTTTCTGATGCCTCGGTTCATGGGCTTGGCGCCGGGGTAGTAGACTTGCGGCGACAGGCACGTGACTATCTGGCGGAGCAAGCGGGTACAGAGCCGGTCAGGACCGTGGGATGACGCTTCTCACTATCTGTCAGGATGCGGCCAAACTGATCGGCATCACAGCGCCGGACGCGGTCACGTCTTCGACGGATACGTCGACGATTCAGCTGGAGGCGGTCGCCAACCAGGAGGGCCGCGCCCAGGTGCAGAAGTACCGGTGGGAGGTCCTGATTCAGGAGGGTTCCCATACTACGGTAGCAGCCGAATCGCAGGGGACGATGGTCTCGATAGCCAGCGATTTTGGGCGATTTAGCAATCAGACGATATGGAATCGAACCACGAACCGCCGCTACTATGGGCCGATCACTGATTCTGAGTGGCAGCGGATACTGGCGGTCGTGAGCGGCGGGATCACGAATTATTTCAGGATTCGGGGCGGCAAGTTGTTGATGCACCCGA